GCCAACATTTGATACACCTACTGAGTCTGGCTCAGTGCTAATGAAGTCTACAATGTTATCACCGACCTCAAACGTTAAGCCGGGGTTAGCTGCTTTTTGCTCTGGTGTTTCTGCTAAGAATGCGGCTTTACTTGGAACATATTTAATTGTTACGCCGCTTTCTCTATCAACAATAGAGAATACTAAGTTAGTAATCCGTTCTGCTGCTCTAAATGTGAACTGGTTAGACTGCCTAATATCAAACCCTTCCGGTACAGACTCAGCAAAGGCAAATTCTAAAGGGTTAGCAGTAAGTATTGTTGAGTCGTCAGGCTGGAACCCGCTAGCTACAGAAGCGTTTAAATCTAAATAGGAAGGTGCTTTTGAGCCAGTATCATCAAAATCAGAAGAAACAATATTACCCTTTGTTCCCATTATATTATCGCGTACTAGAAGCTCTTCACCGCCTTCAGAAAGGGTTATAACATCACCCACGTTAAGGGAGCCAGAAGGAACGCTAATGGTTTTATCAAAAGAAATAACGCCAGTTATCGGGTCTACACTGGCCCCAGCTCGCTTGAACTTTGATTCTGATTGGTCCCAATATACTAGGTCGTGATCCTCTACTAATGGATCAATAATATCTAGTGACCCAGTTAAGTTAACAGACACAGCTTCGCCGTTTGATTGCTGTAAAACTAAATCAGGGTAAATATAGGCGGCGCTTTTAATGTAGGGTACTGCTTCTCGCAGATTTTTAAATGATACAGAACGGGTAGATGCATTGAACCCATCCCAAACCGGAAGGATATCATTGTCGTTCATTGTATCTTTGCGGTTTAAATCTTTTATTCTAGTCACTTCATTTGCTCCGCGCGCTTGCGCCGCATGTGAAGGAGTGCAGTATTAAAAGACAAAGGGTTTAAAGGTGAAGGTGGCCGTAGTGAAGTACAGCGTAACAAAAGCGAACGCGCGCGCTCTACTAGGCACCCTTCACAATGCCTAGCTTCCTCTATTATATATCATTAACAGAAGATAACTAAACTAAATCTAGCTCAAAAAATGAACCATCTGTCATTGTTATTGTTAGCGTAGGATTTTGGTATGAGATAGATTCAATAGTGGGCACTGCCTGTTTTAATACATTAAATGAAACAGATCGGTTAGCTGCATTATCTTGACTAAAGATAGGGATTAAATCTTGTCCCTCAATCTCACCATTATTATTTAAGTCTACAATATCCATTAAAGTTCCAATCCTTCTAAGCTGCTATCATTATTTACATTAATATCTTTTTGATCTGGCATATATTTTCGATTAAAACCAATATCGCCTACATATCGGTTATTACCCTGTCCAGAAGGCTGCATAGGGTTCTGTCCCCTAGTTGGTGCGATAACACTAAACAAGCCACGATAAGCCATTGAGGCTTCTTCCCTTAACTCCAAGGGAAACATTTTGCCAAAAGCAGGGCATACATTCTTAAACAACAATAAAACAATAGCTTGTATGCTTTTGTCGTTTAATCCTGACTCCTCACTAGGGTCTGGCATAGGGTAGGTTTCAGACTTGTTGTAAGACAGAAATAACCCGCTATTCTCATATGACAAAACCATTCTTTCTAATGCAGATAATGCCATCTCAATCTCAGGAGGGCTTGCTTTAATAGTTAAGCCAGATATACGCATTAAAACAAAAGCTTGATCTACAATTTCACCCTTCGTTATTGTTGCCATCTTTCAACTCCTTCAATTGAGCTTCTAACTTAGCAACAGAAGAACGACCAGCAGGCTTGCCGCCTAGCTTCTTAATTTCTTCTCGTAAGATTTTCTCTGCTGTTTTATCTTCAGTGAATACAGCTTCAATAGCCGTTGCATCATCTAATGATAAACACCAACCGTCATTAATTGCCTTATTAACTTCTCGTTTATTAAATGCTTTTACAGTATAGCTTGCGCCTGACTTTGCTTTCCAGTCACCACCTGATTTATACAAGTGCTTCATTTTCAATACCCCTTAAAGTAAAAAGCCCTCACTGGGAGGGCTAATTAATTAGATAATCAGACTATGCCTGACCATCTAAGATAACACCTACTTGGCTAGGCAACCATACTTCACAATCGAAGAAGATAACCGCTTTAAGCAGCATTACTTCATTGTCTGGATCATACCAGTAAGTGAAGCGCATCGGTAAACCTTGCTCAGTCGTTGCATCTACCTTATCAACACCACCGCCCTCTACTGGTAAGTTACCAGGTACTAGCTTGATAGAGTCATCAGCCCAGAACACAGAAGGCGAGTTGTTAGCGATGTTCAAGAACGTGATAGCCGCTGAGTCTGCCGCTTGTGCTGAACAGTTACGATAAGGGCCATCAACGATAATCGCAGGCGAAATAACAACAGTAGTGCCGTTAGTCACACTATTAACGGTAAACGTCATTAGCTCGCCAGTAGTTTCGCGTACTTCAGGGTTTAAGCGGTCAACGCCTGCGATAGTCAACTTATCACCAGCTTTTAGGCCAGTAGTAGCGCTAACAGACAGACTCATTTCGCGGTTATCAACTGGTACGTCATTAGCATCTTTAGTTGCAACAGTGTGCTTTTGTGCGCCTGTAACAGTGACACCGCTTGCACCTTGAGCAGCTAAAGCTAGGCGATAGTCAGCTCGTGAAGCTTGATCAAAGCCACCAATCTGATTAGGAATGATAGAGCGCTCATATGCAGTCTGTGGTAAGCCACCATGGTACTGGTTAAGAGCTAGCTGATCGCTAAGGTCTTTGTAATGCGGGATAGACAAGTGCAAGTTAGAAGCGTAACCGCCTAAACCAGCATCTAACATCAATACTTCTGCCGCTGAAGTGTCAGCTTGCTTGATAGCATCCGCACTTGTAACAGTCATGTTTGCGCGTGTAATAGCCTTGTTGTAGCAGTAAATGTCTACAGCATTACGCATTTCACGTGAGAAGCCTTGAACAGCCATTTTACGTAAACGAGGGTCACGCAATTCTTTAGTACTGATCTTAGACTTGATGTATAGAGACTTATTGCGACGAATAGGAATCAAGCGGTCAGTCAATGCCTGTGCATCTGAGTTATCAGCTTGCGATACAAAGCCATCATTAGATTCGAAACGGAAGTCTTCTGGTAGATATTCAACGTCATCTAAGCGTTGACCGTCTGTGTCGCCCATACCGAAAGTAGGTAGCATTTTTGAGAAGCCAGCCGCGATATTGGTTTCTTCAACCACTTCGTCAACCAGCGTCATTACGTCTTTTAATAGCGAGTTATCAGCCATTTTTGTTCACCTTAATTAGATTTTAATTTCTTTTTTGCCGCTTGATAAATCTTGTAGTCCGGAATCGTTCCAGACTCCATCCATTTATCTTTAGCTTTTTGCACTTGAGTAGTGAGATCATTAACCTCGCCACCACCTTTAATGCTTGGTTCTGGTTTTGTTTCAGAAGGCTTACGCTCCCTAACTTTCACCTTGGATTCCAAGTCTCGCAAGATACGCCCAATTTGTGCTGGGTTATTTTGATTCTTAACAAGGTCATTAATCTTATTAGGAAGCTTATTTAGAGCATAAAAGGCTTTTGCAGGATCAACGTCATACGTATGAGCAAACTGCGCTATTTGTTCCATGATTGGGTAATCATCTTGCAAACCAAAAGCCGTCTTTAACTCATTATGTACACTATCTTTTACATCATCATAATCCTTTAGCGACTTTTTAAGTGCCGTTTCTGATTGGTGTAAATGATACTCTTGATCATCAGACATATTAAAAACCTGCTCTTTAGCATTAGCCTGAACTGGTTTTTGTTCTGTCTTACCATGAGTGCGCCATTTGTCATAAGCAACATCGAATTCTTCCTCGCTGTCGTAATCATATGCACTAGGTCGCTTTCCTCTGGTAGCTTGGCTAACCTGAGATTTAAGCTCTTCTAGCTCTTTCTCAATACGGTCAGCTCGTTCCTTTTGTGCCTTGGCAATTTCTGCCTTTTCTTTTCGCTTGCGTTTCTCTTCCTTCCAAGCTGCGCGGGTTTGGCGCTCGTCCATCTTATTAGGCTCTTGTTGCTGGTCGCCTTCTGCCTCTACGTAAAACTCTACTTCCTCGGTTGCCTCAGCTTGTGGTGTAGCTTCGGTTGCCTCTGATTCAGTCACCACAACTTCATCAGGTTGAGTAGTTTCGCCTAGTGTTTCAGCTATATTGCCAGAATCCATAAATTATCCTCGTCTTATGGTGAACGAATAACGCTAAGTTATGGCCTTAGCGGTTGCCATTGATTTCAATTATATAATTAATATTATGAATCATGCAAATTAGGTCATTTATCTTGTGAATACTAACAGGCATAAAAAAGCCTTGAATAACATTAGCTAGACAAGGCTTTTTTATTTACTGCTGCATCATAGGTGATAGCTTAGCCATATTATCTAGCTGCTTACCTTCACCCTCGACAAGCTTGTTCTGGTTATCAATCATCTTACCTTGAGTGTCTATCTGTATGTTTTCAATCTTAACGCCAACCTCTGCCGCCTTGATATTCAACTCCTTGTCTTTAAGTTGCAGCTTGATTAGTTCAATGCGGTTTTTCTCTGCATCGTTCTGTTCGTTCTGTAGTGCCGCTTGTCCTTCCATTATTCTGGCTTGGCGTTCTGCCTCTGCTAACATGACTTGTGGATCTTGCTGCTGCTGTGCCTGCTGCTGCTGTGCCTGCTGCTGCTGGCGTTGAATAAGAGATTCGACATACTGCTTCTCTTCATCTGTCTTTGGCTGTGGGTCTAACCCCATTCCTAGCATAATCTCTAGATTTTGAAATCTAGCAATACGCCTTGAGTCTTGCGTATCTTCACCTGTAGTAGTCATGATTAAGTTATTTAGTGTTAGCTGCCCCATTGGTGTACTTGTATCGGCAAACTGCAAAATTTCTAGGTTAGACTGCCTATCCGCTTCTTTCTTAGACTTGTGGCTCTCCCCTGTTTTAACAGTTACATCGTACAAACCTATGGCCGCATTTTTATATGGGCCATAACTATCGTTGCTTTCATTGAAGTCGTATTGAACTGTTTTGATCTGGCTATATGAACCATCTGGACCTTCTAACCTAATGCTACGCTCATTAGTAAAGTAAAGTTCTTTCGCAGCTGGAATCCATGTTTCACAAGCTGACTTTAGTGACTGCATAGCATTCTGAAATAATGGCTGGTAAGAATCATCGGCCCTCTGATTAACCTGTTCAATAGCTTCGCCAGAAGTGTTGGATGAAACAGTGCTTTGACCACTACCGCCTTGCTCCGTCATATTCTCATTAAGGAATTGAAGAGATGCAGCTAAACCAGTTCCTATCTGT